TTAAATTTTATCCGCGTGGTGCATCAGCACAAATTTATCCCACAACTGTTCTTCCGTCTCGACATGCGCCGGATCTTTCACAATAGTATTGGGGATCGGACACACCTTCTGGCAGGTTGGTGTCTCGTAGTGCCCTACGCATTCGGTACACTTATCGCTGTTAATCTCGTAGATATGTTCACCCATCGAAATCGCCTCATTCGGGCATTCGGGTTCACACATATCACAATTAATACAGCGTTTAGTAATTAGTAAAGACATTTCAATGGATTACCGTTAAATCATTTTAAAATCAGTAAGTTGTATCGAGTTTGTATGCTTTACTGTCATTAACTTACTGTATGTTGATCCAGTGTATTTAACCTTGATAAACTCAGTCCAGCAACACAAAACCGCAACACATTGCATTTTGTCCCGTAGAAAAGACTTGTATGTGTGAGCTTGTTTTCTGCGCCTACGCAGATAAGGATTGAGAATGCCGCGCACTGTAACACATAATCCGGATAGCCCCAATAATGACGATGTTTTAGCCGCTTCTGAAAAATGGGACGCCTGTAAACCCCCCTATACCAGCGCACACATGAAAATCTGTGTTGCTGCCGCCAAAATCATCCTCGCTGCTTCCGGCGTGGCTCGCCGTTCCAAATATGAAAAAGAGAACTATCTCCGTATCGATTTCAGCAAAGCCGGTAAGGTTACATTTTACGCCGAGTTTCCAAAAAAGATGGGCCTCAAAGGTAAAAAGCTCGGCGAGTGGCCGGAGCTCGCTATCCAGCTGGCGCGCGAAAAAGCACTAGGTATGGCTGACGGTGGACTGCGGGCAGAGTCCGTACATGCAGCGCTGGAAATGTACCGGGATGACCTCAAAGCCAAAGTAGCCCGTCAGAAGCTGAGCCCGGACAGTTTCACAACCTACGGGGTGCGTATCGACCGGATTAAATCAACGTTCGGCGAGCGCGAGGTGTTCAGCGACGTAACATACAGTCGGCTGGTGGAAGTGCTGGACGAGTGGATCGCCACTCGCTCGAACAATAACGCCCTGGAGTTGTTTGCCGAGCTCCGTCGGTTCTGGAAGTTCTGCGCACCTACTCTTTGCAACGGCCGCAATGTTGCCGCCAGTCTGCCAGATGATTATGTTTCCTCCCGCGTACAGAAACCTACCCCCACACGGCTTTTTACCGATATTGAATCAATCGCCCGACTCTGGCTCAATGTTGCTGCCTGCACCTCTGTACACCAGAAGAATGCTGTTCGCTTCATGATCATCACTGGTGTTCGTCCGATTAATGTCCATAACCTGCGCTGGGACTACGTTCACGAGGAGGCTGGTGAAATTGTTTATCCGGAAGGGGTTATCGGCATGCGAGGGGCTATGAAAACACAAAAGGCTTTCCGCCTGCCGATAACGCCTGAGATCCGGCGGATTATCGACGAGCAGAAAGCCTGGCGTGATTCAGTTCCTGAGTGCAACAGGGATTATGTATTTTTGCAGCCACGTGATCCAATGCAGCCATTTTCAAAACGATCACTGGATAAGCTGGTGAAAACATACAGCCCGGACGGGGCTGTAAAAGGAATAAAACATGATGGGACTGTTAAAGGGAAAGACGGTGCATTTAATACGATGTGCCGTAAATTCCTTAAGAGCAATGTTATTGCCTTGATGAAGGAAAGAGGCTATTCCCGCTCAGACCGAAGGGAAATCAGCCTCCTTTGCCTTCACCACTCCAGCAAGTCAGATGACCCGATGGCAGAACATTACGACTTTTCTGATGAGATTTTACAGGAAGAGATTGCGTTGAAGCGCGAAGCTTTCGAGGCTCACGAGCGGAGCATACTTGCGCAGGTGGCATTGCTACGGCGGCGAGGTTAATACTGGCTGCGACATTTTTGAATAAAAGCGTCGACATTTCGGCGCTCATAACGAACTACTTTTGCACTGAAACGAATTGGTGCCAGGATAGCCCGATGACGATGCTTAATATTCCACTCACATAGCGTTTTCTGTGTAATACCTAACTTTTGGCATACTTCATCTGGGGTGAGTAAATCGTCGGGTTTCTCGCTCATGCTATACCTCTCTTTTTCATGGCATTGAGCAGGATGTCCTGCACTGTTCGTTTTGAGTTGCGCCGCTCCATCACCATTTCGTCCATAGTGTCGGCCGCAATAATGTGGTGAATAAATACCGGACGATTGTGTCCGGCCTGTATCTGCCTGGTGGGGCCGATACGTTCAATAATTTGCTGATACTGCTCCAGGTCCCACCAGTGTGAGAAAAATACCAGTATGTTTCCGCCGTCCTGCATGTTCAGACCGTGGCTCGCGCTGGCTGGGTGTGCAAAGAGAACAGGAATCTTTCCGGAATTCCAGTCGCGCAGTGTCTGTGGATCTTGGTCGAGGTGACGACCGCGAGGGAATGCTTTAAGCAAGCGTTCAAGATCGTGTTTCCAGTGATAAGCAACCAGCACAGGTGCGCCAGCTGCTTCGGTCAGTATGCTGTCCAGCGCCTGCAGTTTGGTGTCATGCAGTTCTGACCAACTTCCGGTGTCGTCTGTGTATACTGCGCCACTGGCGATTTGCAGACACTTCAGTGTCTTTGCCGCGGCGTTTGGTGCTTCGATGCCTTCGCCATTCAGCTCGAGGAACATTTCCTTTTCCATTTCACGATACTGCTGACGGGCCTTCGGCGGCATATCCACGCGGATTACGTTATGGATGGGGTCTTTGATATCGAACCAGTCGGCCGCATCCAGCGAGAGGGTCACATCGGCTAACGCTCGCTGTATTTCAGCCTGTGAGTGAGCAAACGGCTCCAGTTTGGTCCAGCTCTGCCCCGGAAACTGTATCGAGTTGAACCAGCGTGAGGTAAACGCGCCGTAAGTGCGCCCGAGACGTTGCCCCTGGTCCACAAACCACAATTGTCCCCACAAATCTACCAGGCCGTTCGGTGCTGGCGTACCGGTGAGATTTATCCAGCGCTGGACATACTTATGCGCCACTTTGCCCAGCGCCGCCGCGCGCTTACCACCACCTCGCAGCCGGAAGGATTTTAGCCGGGTGCTTTCATCTGGAATGACAGTACCGAACGGCCATCGTTCTCCCAATTCCTCAACCAGCCAGACAAGGTTATCGTAGTTGATGGTGAACACGCTCGCGTTGCTGTTCGCCAGCGCTGCAGAGCGCGCTTTGGCGTTACCAACAATCGGCTGCACCTCGATATTGCGCAGATGCCCCCATTTCAGCGCTTCATCCGGCCATGTGCTTGCTGCAACGCGTAGCGGCGCGAGGACCAGCGCGGGCTGTGTCTCTGAGCCCGCCATGAAAAGATCTTCCAGCGTGGTGAGTGTCGCTACGGTTTTACCCATCCCCATCCCTGCCCAGATGTTGCAGCGGTGAATGTCGATTTCGTGGTTGATAATTAGATCTTGGTAGGGGCGAGGCGTGAAAACTTTGGGCATAATGTAACCCTTTAAAATTCAGGAGGATTGTTTAATGGCTACTTTGTTAACATCAGGGTTAACTGTTTCGGAGTATTACAAAAATGGTGGAGTGCTCGACTTTGAACTGGATGCTTTAGAGGTGGGCGGGAATAGCACTGATTTTGAAAATTACCCTTCACTGGTAAACATTCTTTCTAAAGGTTTCGAGCTTCCTGCTACATCTATGGTTAGCGATCCAAAATTTTTAGCCCCAATACTAGTTTATGGGGACTTCTGGACAAAACTTCATGCTTATACTTATGCCATGGGCGGCTCCGTTGTATATAAGCAATTACCTTCTGGACGGTATCATGCCAGATGTGAGTGGCATTAAATAAGGTCGTATCCTGCGCATTCCATAAACGAGCGGATGAATGTTGCGGCAGCTGGTGCGACTATCGCGTTGCCGTAGGCGCGCAGTCGTCCCACTCTGGAGGTAATCCCATTAGCCAACGGGCATGTGCCGGATTCAACTGGCCGCCAGCGACCATCCCGGCAGAGGAGCCAGTCAGCACCATCCCAGAAGCCGTTAATCGTATTGGGCCGCAGATTCTCGCAGCGCCGCCGAGGGTCGTTCCCCGTTCGGTATGATTGGCCGCTGCGCCCTCGGCACGAACTTGGTTGTTGTCGATCGTCGTCACTGTCGGCCATCCCGCTAATCTGGATAGTCCCGCTAAGGTTTCTAGACCGCGTTTTGTCTCCGGCTGTGGGTTTGTGTTGCAGGTTGGGGTGTACCACCCCGCCAGGTGAGCAAAATTCCGCAGGGAGCTGTGTAGCGTGTTGCCGGACGGTCGACGATCTCCAGACATCTTCCTCAATGCTATTGAGGCGCTTTCGCCACCGCTGTGATCGCTCGCCGCTGGCGTCGGCCACCCAATACGCTCTATCTCGGATATGCGGGGCACCGACGCCCGCAGCCGGAAACGGGACAAGCCCAAAGGCGTAGTCCACTGCTTCCACGTCAGTTTGTACAAGATCGAACCAGGCATTGACTCCCGCAACCTGTTCGCCAAATACCAGCTTAGGGCGTCGCTCGCTGATGAGGTGGAATAGTGCTGGCCATAGGTGCCGCTCGTCATCAAACCCAGCGCCTTTACCAGCCGAGCTGAAAGGCTGGCACGGGCAACTTCCTGTCCAGACCGGTTTGTTATCCGGCCATCCGGCCAGACGCAGAGCATAAGACCAGACGCCGATCCCGGCGAAGAAATGGCACTGTGTGAATCCGCGCAAGTCGTCTGGTGCGACATCTTCGATACTCCTTTCATCAACTTCACCCGGGGCGATATGACCTGCAGCAATAAGGTTACGCAGCCATTGTGCTGCGTTAGGGTCTATTTCGTTGTAATAGGCTCCCCGCACAATATCCCCTCCAGATTTTTGCTATCTAATACCACCACGGTAAAGCCCAGCGCACGCAGCCGTTCGTGCTCGCGTAACTGGTCAGGCCGTGGTGGTTTGCCTGGCGCTTTGCATTCGACAAAGACGATGCGACCGCCGGGTAGCAGGACAATGCGATCCGGTACCGAGCGGCGACCGGGTGACACGAACTTAAAGGCGACCCCGCCAGCCTTTTTCACTTCGGCGACGAGGTGCTTTTCGATAAGGCTTTCACGTTCGTAGGCCATCATTCCACACCTGCTTTTCAGCCCTCAGTACCATCTGGCTACCATCATCAAGACCCCAGCTAATTTCGCCGCCTTCTGCCATTACCAGTTGCCAAACTAACTGCGCGGCTTCGTTCGTTACGTCACGCCCAGGGTCATTGCCAACTCGCAAGCGACCGCCGTCAACATCGCGCATTTTTGCCAACATGATCTTTTTGGATAGCGGGGAGAACCCCAGTTGTAGTTTCGCTGTATTACGCATCATTCTTCGACCGCCTTACGCTTTTCGCGCATGTTCTGCATCAGACAAAATTCAGACCGGCGTTCACTCCATTCCTGATTCAGTTCGTGATGTGATTCGCGGTTGGCTTTTGCCCAGACCTTCGCTGCCCGGTCATATTCGCCGGATTGTTCAAGTCGCAAAGCCTCCCTTGCAGCCCTGTAATAAAGTGGATTATCCCGGTATTTAAATGACATAGGAGTTAATCCTTACGGTAGTGGTACGCCTCAAAACCGCCAGCGTTCAGTGGGATATCGGGCGCCCATTCGGGGTTAGTGGAGAGAAGCGCGGAAAGCGCTTTATCGTTGAAATCTTCTGTGTCAGGTGATTCGGTGATCACCTCGTCGTGTACCGTCAGCACAATGCTGTAACCGGCATCTTCGATAAGCGGCATGTTTCCGGCCAGAACGTCGCGGGCGGCCGCCTGGGTGACGTTCTCCACCAGCTTTCCGCCGTAGGTTTTGAGTCGTTGCCATTTACGCGAATAAGAGTTAACACCCATGTAGGTGATATTCCCTTTTTCGATAACCGGAGACGGGTAGCATACAGCGCGTCCGGATGGTAGCTGTATGCGCAGCCACGCGCCATCGCGGCGGATTTTAAGATAACCGCAATACAATGTTTTTTGCGGTGTGGCGATTGCAGTGCGGACGGTGCGCTCCAGTTCGTACCAGAAATCACAGGTCGCGGGATGCGCCCGGCGCCAGAGACGTTTAAGTGAGTCGCAGGCGATAAATACCCGTTCAGAAAGGCCGTAGGTTGACTTACGTTTAACCGATTCGCCGTACCAGCTTTTCGCCTCGCGGATAACATCGCGGGGAATGTTTGGCAGTGCAGCGTTTGCCAGCTCGTCGAGATCGAGACCGTAAACCAGTGCAAAAGTGATGAAGGCCGACACACCACCACCATAACCCAGACCGAGTTCCATGACTTTACCGATCTGACGCATGTGTTTATCAACATCATCTGGTGCAATATCGAAAGCTTTTGCATACGCCAGTTTATATAAGTCCGGACCCGTTCCGGCGTCGTACTCTCTGAATGCATTCAGTTTCCATTCTTCTCCTGCCAGCCATGCCAGCATACGGCCTTCAATGTTCGACAAGTCACTTACCACCATTTTTTTGCCTGTTGGCGCGATAATGCAGCCACGTAACGCTGAACTGGTTAGTTCCATGATATTGTCAAACAGCAGGTCTGCACATCCGGCTTTCAGTGCTTCGATGCCTTCGTCTATTTGTTCCTGTTTTAGTGAAGGGCGGGGAAGATTCTGGGGCTGGAATAGCCGTCCGGCCCAACGACCGGTACGTGACGCCCCGCAGAACTGTAGCGTACCGCGTAAGCGCCCGTCGTGGCTTACGCCTTTCATCAGTGCCTTGTATTTACTGGTGCTGGTAGTACTGGCCTGCAGTCGGATAGCCAGCAGTTCTTTCACGGCAGATGGTAAATCGGGGTCGGCAATACGACGTTCCAGAGTACTGCGTTGCATGTCTGGTAGCTCCACACCGTAGGATTCAACAATGTGCTTAATCAACGCGTCTCGTTGTGTGGCTGCCTGCACTTCGCCATCAGTCATTTCCTGTGTACGCTTTGCCAGGCGCTTTTGCTCCTGGTCTACCGCTTCGATCGCAGCGCGCGCGAGTTGCATGTCCATGCAGACGCCCCGGTCGTTGATCTGCTGATCACGATGCCAGAGCGCCAGCTCTGTCCCTTGATAATTCCACTTCGGCAGACGTTTACAGACTTCGCGCATTGCCTCGATATCCAGTCCGGCGTAAGCAACAAAGCGCCGCCATTCTTCTGGGTGGGTTTTGCTGGTGGCCCGACGCAGTTTGCTGTTTTTCGGGCGTGGCTTACAGAACAGCTGGATCAGCGCTTTACCTTCTTTGTCCTTCGCTTTGTCTTGCGGGACGCCTAGTATTTCGCAGAGTTCTCCCAGAGACCCCGGGAGACCGTGCGCCAGCGCCTGCACCATCGTGTCGCGCCAACGTTCGACTGGCGGTGCCAGTCGCGGCATTGCATAACGCAGAACGGTGCGGTCGAAGTGAGAGTTATGGAAATAAAGCAGGGTTTCAGGATCTGCGATTGCTTCGTATAAGCCGTGTGGAATACCACCACCGGCAGTGATATCCCACACGTTTACTGGCCCGTCGTTGATAGCCCATGCGAAAAGCATCACTTCAACGCCTTCGGCATACGCATGGGTACCGTTGTTGATCGGAATGTCACAATAGGTTTCCAGGTCGCCCCATAGTATATTGGACATAAAATATCCTCATATGGTATATGGTTAAATGCTAGATATCATGAATTAAAGGAGACAACTAATGACTGTGGGTAATAAGAGACAGCCTAATGGATTACCTGAATATTATTGTCACCGTGGTAACGACATAAAAGATGCGATAGTTCGGGATTTTATTATTCAGCCTGTTGCACACCTGAAACTTATTACTGGACAAACTAAAACCAGTTATTCCGGTTATCCGTTAACCGATCAGTACTATTGTTTTTCATTTAAAAAACGCTCTGATGAAAATTGTACAGGGGCTTTTTTCTGTGGTAGAGATGTTGCAAAGGATTTCATTCGGCGTATCGGTTGTACAGAGCTTCCGTTATTTAATCCTATGAAATCGGATGCCAGTGCAGCAATAGAACGTTCCGGTTCTGGCTCAGGTAGTTCCGGTATTACTGTCAAGCCAAATGCTGACAAAAAGCTATTTATAGACGCAGCTCGTCTGTTAATGACGCTGTGGGATTCAACAAGTAAGGGACAAACCCCACTGGCGTCGGTTCTTAATGAAGCAATTTCTGGTGGTATAGATAAACCTCCAGAAATTAGACATGTAGTGGCGGTTAATACAATGTTGGGTAACACAAAAAATACTTTAACTGGTTTGCTGGATAAAGCAAGAGCGAAGTATCCTGATGTGTTATTCAGAGATTTTGATTTCACGCCTCTTAACGAGATTGTAAAACGTTCAAAATCATATAATAAGCATCCCCCTTGTTATTGAGTATCAGACACTGTATTGGTAGGAAGGCCTATCATTTCATTTAATGTCTCTCGATGTACTGCTGGTGCTAAAGGGACTGGCGGTGCGTCTGTTGGAAGCAGCTCTTTAGCTTCGGGCCATACATCCAGTAATCGTTTTACTGTCCGAACTTTATTTAGAGCCGCGCTGACGTTCTGTATGATTTCGGTTTCATCACTTTTAATTTGTGTGTAGAGAGCATCAAAGCTATAAAACTCCGTTACCAGAGGATCTTCGCCAAGTAGAGTAAATTCTGCAGGTGCTATTTTATTAATATGCTCGGGGGCTCCTGATTCATAACCTCTGTAGTTGCCATTGAAATAAATGTTTGCTCTGGCTCCAGCCAGATTGAGATATATGCAGCAATCTTTTCGAATTAAAGAACTATTGGTTTTTAATGAATCAGGGACTTTTGTGACCATGGATTCAATCTTTTTTATATTTTTTAATATTTCAGCTTCTTTCTCTACGCCCCCGATAGCTGCAAGCCGAACACGTTCGGCCCATTCAACACGAGCAGCTCGTAGTGCTGATTTACGTTTGGGAATACCCGCTTTCTCAAGTGCGTTATTGATGATTTGAGTTTTAAGGTGATTAGTTAATACGGGCTGTGACATTATACTTTCCCTCATGAGATACCCCAGCACGTAGCTGGGGGATGAATATTTTTAAATTAGTGCTTCAGCATCAGCACCTTCGCTGATATCGTCGAAATCGTCAGCGCTTGCCACTCCGCCGCCAGCGAATGCATCGCCGTCTCGCAGGAACTGGACTCCGCCGAGTGAGGCATTAATGCGTTTACCGAAATTATTGTCCTGTGCCCAGATATCGATAACGGCGTTTACATAGCACCCTGCATAGGGACGTCCGTCAGCCTGAATAAGTGGCGAACGATCGCGATCAAGAACAGCTGGGCGCGCTTTGTTAGCAGCATTCAGGAAGAAATTACCGGGGAAGCCTTCATACTCTGCTTTTTCATCACCATCATGCAGGCACAGATTGAGTTTTTTCTCCAGCTGGTTATAAATGGGCTCCCACTTCTCTCCCCATTTTTCCTTCGCTACCTGCTTCATAGCTTTACGGATTTCTTCCAGTTGTGGGTGTTTGGGTGACATTAAAAATACTGCGGAGAAACGTGGATCGCCTTCGCCGTTTACAGTTTTAGCTTCAAACAGAGACGGGAAGGCCAGACGAACATTGTTCAGCTTCAGTTTCATGGGTATTTCCTTAAATCAGATGAGGTCTGCGGTTAGCGTATCGTCGGATACGTCGTCGAAATCATTTACAGGGTTGATATTGAGTGCGGGGCGTGGGTCTGACTCGGGAACGACGGTTGGTTTACCATCAGCTCGTGTTATCAGTGCCTCGACTTTTGACCAACGGCGCGGACTGGCCTTTTTGATAAGTTTTTCGGCTTTTGTGGGACTAATAAGTTTAAAGTCGAATACTTCTTCAGTTTTGTACCTGAACTGGTCCTTCAGAAGTGCGCGAGCTGCCTCTTCATCACTCCAGGCCCGGTTACCTTGTTTTCCTGTTACCAGTTTAAACCCCGGTACCGGATGTCCGGCATTGAGTTCATTGTGAACCCGGTCCCGTACTGCCTTTAGCCAGGATTCAATAAAGTCGGCCTGACTATAGATCTCCGCAAGCTGCTCAATGGTTAACAGAGGTACACGTGCGCTGGCATTGGTGATTATTTCGCTGACAGGCTTTGTCAGATCTTCAAAATCGCTGGCCGCTGTTTGTAAATGCTGCATTTTATGGGCAGTGCAAATAGCTTTTGCTTTACAGAAGCGGCACTGTTTTTCTCCAGGTATGAAGTTTTCCAGCGGTAGTGTCTCAATGCCTTCGCATTCAGCAATATTGAGAACAAGGATCGCACTGGTTGCGGCCTCCAGCGCCCGTTCACCGAAAGACTGAAGTTCCTGTACGGTTAACGACCATTCTGAAACGTGGTTGAGCCTTGGTTGGTGAATAAATAATCTTACAGTTTCAAAGTCATACAGCATGCTGAATTGTTCAAGCGCACCCAGAGCATACAGTTGTAGTTGCTCATTTTGTTCTGCATCAATGCGGACGCCTTTGCCATATTTCAGGTCGTGGATTTGTAATTCGTTACCAGCGATGATTATGCCGTCGGCAGTTCCGAAAGATTCTTCCACACCCGTTATATGTGAGAAATCAACACGTTGTTCAACCAATAGTTCATTATTCTGTGCAAGAGTCCAGACCGTATCAACATACCGGCCAACGGCTTCGACCATTTCATCATCCACCTGTGGGCCAGATGTATCATCAGGATTTTCGCGAAGGGGGTATGAGCCGAGAAACATAGAAACATTGCATCCGGCGTAGTGTTCCGGGTGGCTTTGCCTGTTTCGTAGAACTTTTTCAGCAAGCGCGTGCGCTGCAGTGCCCTCGATTGCAAAAGTTGTTTCTTTATCCGGTTGTGTGGCCTCCAGCGCCAGACTTCCTGGGCAGCGCATCCATCGATGCGCTGATGATGGAGAAAGTTGTGCATGAACGTCTGGCATGATTAACCCTCCAGTGCTTTTTCAGCCAGGGTGATTACTTCAGCGAGATTTTCATCCGTTACTTCACCAAGTTTCCTGGCTCCCTGTTTTTCCAGAATTGCAATAGCTTCTGCCCGGTAACCCCCTTTTGCTAACTGGAGGATCAACCCTTCAGCTTGTTTGCGTAGTGCCGCGAAATCAATTGTATGGTCATCTTTGGCGTCATTATTCTGGCTGGAATTTGCTGCGTCTCTGCGTGCAAATTCTTCCTGCAGCTGAAGGTACTCAACACGGTTGATCTCGATATGGCCTTTTTTCAGCATCTCGTTCAACTTGCGTAAGGTGTGGAGTTCACTGGCTGCTGTGCCGGATACATTTTTGACGTAAAACGGCCCCGTGCGTTCTCCATCCTTGTTACTGGCCTTTTTCGGCTTAACTTCATCACGCCCATCCGCAGGTGCATCAAGTAGCTGCTCGGCAAAAGCACGTCGCTCGCCGATGGTTGGCAGGTCGTCCCAGAACTTAAGGATGTTACGGGACAGGTCCAGGAGAGCAGGTTTAAGCAGCGCCCTGGCTCGTTTGACGCCCTGCAATGCGCTGTCGAGAGCATCAATCTGAACTACTCGTTTATCGCCTTCAGCATCACGGTAGGCAACAGCACGTTGCAGCATGTCTTCTGTGATAGGGGTGGCTACCGGGTAGAAACCAGCCAGTGCGATAACGTCGCTGAACTCCAGATCATCCAGTGTCATTGCCGCTGACATATTTTCAGTTTCAGTTGCTGTATCCCGACATTCCTGCACTCGTGAAATCGTGTCAGGATGCATAACAATGCCTGATGCCATTGTGCGGATAAGACGTTCAAGCAGCGCATTATGTTGTGCCAGAAGTTGATTATTAAGTTCTAGACTGGTTTCTAAACTCATACTGTGGGCCTCGCTACAAGGAGAATGAAAGTGATGATCAGACCGAGCGCAGTGGCAACGGCCAGACCGGTCATCAAATCGAAGTTTTTACGGCGATAACGGAGAACATCGCGCCCCGTCAGTCGATGGATGTGTTCAGGTTTCATCGGTTGTATTCCTTTTTTCATATCGGGGAGCACGCTGTTGCGAGTGCGCTTTCAGACATAAAAAAGCCCGTCACTTGAGGCGGGCAAAGACTACACACAGCAATTACATGGAGGATTCAGAGGATTGTTATGGGGGAAGGACGACGGTATCCATTCGGTTAAAACAAGTATTAGTCGCAGAACCTGTATGTTTGTTAACTAGAGTCAGGCTAACGTTATGCTGGTCGCGGTCAGTTTTTTGGGTAACCTCCATTATCCGTTTTCCACTGAATTCAATTTTGTCGCCGATAGCCAGGTCATTAACCAGTTTATATTTAGGCATCTTGTGATTCCTCATTCAGTTCACTTTGGTGGTTCGGCGGCTTCGACCCAGTGCTTCGCCGCACCCCAAAGGGAACTTACTGACCCGTATTGCCGACATCCTGTCCCGCCACGGTCCCGACGCATGGTTTAGAGTCGCGCCGTTCGACTTGTAGTTTAAATATCTGTGTATAGATATCTTAACTTCACGCATATAGTTAAGACCTCTAAACTCACAAAGTCAAGTGTTGTAGTTAAGAAAAGTGAACTTTTTCGGATAGGTAAAGAAAAGCCCGCTTAGGAAGCGGGCATGTGGTATAGAGTGAATTTACGCTCAGAGCAGAACGGAGTACCAAAATACTTGGCCTATAATCCTGATTTTATTAGCCTCTTGATTAAAATACTCTTCGTCTGCGTATTCATCCCTATTGAAAGAGCGTATCCGGAGTCCGCTTGGGAGACGGTACAATAGTTTGACACGAAGTAATCCGTCTTGGTCTATAGCGTACATTTGACCATCTTTTACACCTGTTTTTGATGTATCTATGCCGACGACAGCGCCATCTGGTAATACCGGTTCCATGCTGTTGCCGTGGATGCTGACACAAGCCGCACAATTTACGTCAACACCTGCTTTGCGCAACGTTGAACGGGCGAATCTTAACTTACATCCCATTCGATCTATATCAACATAAGTACCATTACCGGCAGATAGTTCAATTTCCTGATAGAACGGTATTTCCACTTCATCATCCTCTAATGGCGTTGATGAGTCCCATACAGAAAACCCCCCCTCAACTTGTGCATTAGAATGTATTTCTTTGGTATCGCTTGTTTTGCCTGAAAGTAGCCACTCTGGAGAAACGTTCAATGCTTCGGCCAGATTTATAAGATTTTTCCCGTTAGGTGTGGTGTTTCCGGATTCCCATTGTGAAATCGTGGCTTTAGTTAGACCAATACGTTTAGCAAGCGCATCCTGCGTTAGGTGGACATTGCGACGAGCCTCGCGAATACGATCATTAATCATGGTTTTACCCTCATATAGTTTAGTTAGCTTAACTTAATCAGGGTATCGCTTTCTTGACTTGTGGGTTTAGTTTTCTTAACCTCATATAACCATATATTTCCTGGGTGACGGGTATGAAAAAAGCAGAAGCAATTGAGCTTGCAGGAAGTAAAGCGAAACTAGCGAGACTATTGAAGGTTTCCAAAGGAGCCGTATCTCAATGGGGGGAGGAAATCCCAGAGCTAAGAGCTCTTCAACTTGAAAAGATTTTGGAGCAAAAAAATGTAGTCAAACAAAAAGGCTTAACCCATGTCTGATAGCAAACCATGGGGAGCTACGCCTGATGAGTGGTTTCATTTCGACCTGGTATTGGGGCGAACTGCTCATCTTCTCCCAGTTGTATGTAACCCCGGTGCGACTATATCCCCTGACAGTAAACTGAAAGCGCTGGGTAAGACGCCAAGTCGCTATAACCGGGACCGTCAGGTCACCGGTATTGCTCAATGGACCAGTCATGTTGTTACTGAGCATGATTTTGCCCGCTGGTCGAATGAACCGGATTATGGCATCTGCGTGCGTACAGGCCATGGCTGGCTGGCGCTGGACTGCGACAGCGAAGACGAAGATATCCAGGCCGATATTCGCAAAACGCTGGTGCAGCTGCTTGGTGAGCTGCCGCCGCGTCGCTGGCGCGCCAACAGTAACAAATGCCTGTACCTGCTGGCCGTTGACGGCGATTTCCGTAAGCGCATCCACCGTCTGGCGGGCGATATGGGGATTATCGAGCTGCTGGCGAACGGGCAGCAGTTTGTTGCCTGCGGTACGCACAGCAGCGGCGCGCGTATCGAATGGGACGGCGGTTTGCCGGATGAACCTCCGGCTATTACTGGTGAGCAGCTTGAAACGCTGTGGCAGCGACTGGCGGAACAGTTACCTGTGTCGGTCACCACCGAAGCGGGCAGCACGAAGATGCGCGACCGTTCAACCTTCACGCCCGGCGCCACGGATGATACGGCGGAATATCTCGATGCCAATGGCTGGACGCTGCTGGACGGCGCGAACGGCGAGCGCTATATCCGTTGCCCGTTCGAAGACGGCCACAGCACCGGCGGCGACCCGACGAGCACGGTTTACTTCCCGGGCGGTACCGCGGGCTTTGAGCAGGGGCATTTTAAGTGCCTGCACGCCAGCTGCGCGCACCGCGACGACGGCGATTTCCTTAATGCCATCGGGATCCGCAACGACGATTTCGAAGACCTGACCAGCACCGAAGTGGCCGAGCCGTTACCGCTGCCGGCGTTCGAGCGCGACAAATGGGGCCGCATCGAGGCCACCATCAGCAACGCGGCAAAAGCCGTTGTGCGTCCTGACTTCGTGGACATCGATATTCGCTTTGACCAGTTCCGTGACGAAATCATGTTCGCCCAGGCAGGCTCCGGCCAGTGGCAGGCCTTCACCGATGCGGATTATGCGCGCCTGCGCATCACGATGGAAAAGCGGGGATTTAAACCTGTTGGTCGTGAACTTATTCGCGATGTGGTGTTACTTGCAGCCGATGAACAACCATTCGATTCAGCGATCACCTGGCTGAACGGACTGGAGTGGGATGGCGTGCCGCGCATCGAATGTTTCTACCATACGCACTTCGGTACCGCCGACACGCCTTATACCCGTGCGGTGTCTATGTACATGTGGACCGCGTTGGCGGGGCGAGTACTGGAGCCAGGCATCAAAGCGGATATGGTGCCGATCCTCGTTGGTCCGCAGGGCTGCGGTAAGTCTTCCGGAGTGGAGGCACTGAGCCCTGATCCTGCGTTTTTTACTGAAATCTCTTTTGCCGAAAAAGACGATGATCTCGCTCGAAAAATGCGTGGTCGGCTGGTGGCAGAGATTGGTGAACTGCGCGGACTTAATACCAAAGAGCTGGAGTCAATCAAAGCGTTTGTGACGCGTACTCACGAAAACTGGATCCCGAAATACCGGGAGTTCGCCACCCAGTTTCCTCGTCGCCTGGTGTTCGTTGGTACCACTAATGAGGACGAATTCCTTGCGGACAAGACTGGTAACCGTCGCTGGCTCCCCGTGGAAGTGTCGAAAGTCGACGTGAAAGCGATAAAAAGAGATCTTCTTTTACTTTGGGCTGAGGCTCGTGAGGTGTTTCAGCGTCTGGGGGGTATCCAGTTCCGTGAGGCTGAACAACTGGCAGCGAGTGTCCATGAACAGTACACCATCAAGGATGCTTGGCTTGAAACGGTAGAGAAATGGCTCGACACGCCCGACCTGATGACTAATGAACTTCCGCGAAATTGCGAATTTTTACGCGCAAGTGATGTTTTGCGTGATGCGATTGGGCTAAATCCTGACCGCATCGGAAAACGCGAAGAAATGCGAATTAGTAATGTTTTGCAAAATTGCGGGTATAAGCGTGCCCAAAGGCGAATTGGGGGGAAAAAATGCAAGGTTTGGGAACCGCTGGAACCACGCGGAACCACCTAGAAGAGAAGGTGGTTCCACCTTGCAGACCTTGTGGCAAGCGGGGCGGAACTACTGGAACCACTGGAACCGCCTTTCTACTAGAAACCCCATATATATATAAGTCGATTGAGGGAAAGGTTAGGAAAAGGTGGTTCCAGGTGGGGGCAGGTGGTTCCACTCCGAATTAGCAACTTTTTGCATGTTGATACATGCAATATGCGGATCGGAACTGCGTTATCCACACCCACGGATAAACAGACGTAGTTCTCAGAAAAATTTTTCGTAGCAAAACGTAGAGGTCAGAGCTATGCGTAATATTCAACAGGTTTTAGAGCGCTGGGGTGGATGGGCTGCCGATAGCAACACCACAGTGAGCTGGGCTCCAATAGCGGCGGGATTTAAAGGGCTGGTAGTCAGCAGCTCGCCTGGCAGGCTGAGTTGCTGTGACGACGATGGCCTGATTATCGATGCTTGCGTCTGTCGGCTGCAGCAGGTCCGTAAGCCTGAGGAACTGGACGTCATTATGCTGTACTACGTCTACGGGTTAAGCAAACGTGAGATAGGGCGGCGGCGTCGCTGTTCTGAAGGATTTATCCGCCAGCAGTTGCAGGTAGCAGAGGGATTCATTGAGGGGTGTCTCTGCATGCTGGGTGTGAGCCTTCAGATGGATCCTGAGGTCGAAATTCAAAGGGATGAAAAAAGTATTAGTGCGCTACGCAAAAACTGCGCTACGCTGGTATGAGTTGAATTTCTGACCTCAACGAAGAGCTCCAAATCATTGGGGCTTTTTTAATGCTCTATTCTCAGTAAAAGTTAATAAAACAGGGTTTTCGTCGCGAAAAAACGCTATGCAGTTTTTGCCCTTTTTTATGCACCTTTTATTCACTCGAATTTCGTCATTCTGGACCACTTAAGTTGATTAAATAGGCCTTTCATCGCAAATCTATTGCGAGCGGTGATCGTGTGGTTCCTATAACGTACATTATGTTAAATAACTTCCTTTTTTAACAAATTTAACAGGGTTCGCTATGGCGAACTTTTTTTGTATTCAGGGCCCACCGAAGGACGGCTCATAACCCAATCCTACGGGCGTATACGCAGGGCCCGCCTTTCAACAACACCCCGTAATGGCGGAGGTGGGAAGTATGAAAATGCACAATGCTCCTCATTCCTGGCCTGACTTACTGGAACTCTTACAAAGTTGGTGGCGTGGAGATACGCCGTTGGGCGCAGTGGTTATGTCAATTGTTATGGCTGGCTTGCGCATTGCCTATTTTGGCGGTGGCGGCGGCTGGAAACGAAAAACGCTTGAGATTTTGCTCTGTGGTGCTCTGACGCTGACCTTTGCATCCGCTCTTGAGTATGTTGGATGGCCTAAATCGCTTTCTGTTGCCATTGGTGGTGGTGTTGGGCTGATCGGTGTCGATGCTATTCGTGGGGCTGCAATGCGAGTAATCGGTAACAAGTTTGGTGGCTCTAAGGAGTAATTCATGCAGACACTAAATTCCCAACGTAAAGCTTTCCTGGATATGGTGGCATGGTCAGAAGGAACGGATAATGGGCGACAACCGACACGTAATCACGGTTATGACGTTATCGTCGGAGGTGAGTTGTTCACTGATTACTCCGATCACCCTCGCAAACTTGTCACGCTAAACCCGAAGCTTAAATCAACAGCTGCAGGCCGGTATCAGCTTCTTTCACGCTGGTGGGATGCCTACCGCAAGCAGCTTGGCCTGAAAGATTTTTCGCCAGAAAGTCAGGACGCTGTGGCGCTGCAGCAGATTAAAGAGCGTGGCGTTTTACCGATGATTGACCGTGGCGATATTCGTCAGGCAATCGACCGTTGCAGCAATATCTGGGCGTCGTTACCTGGTGCAGGTTACGGTCAGTATGAACATAAAATCGGTGACCTGATTTCCAGGTTTAAAGATGCTGGTGGGGTGGTAAATGAAGCTGACTTATAAGATTGTCATCGCGGCATTTTTCTTCTCTGTCTTTGGGGCGCTCGTCTGGTCTGCAAACCATTACCACAGCAAGTATCAGGCAGAAAAGTTGCGGGCTGATAAAGCGGAAGGTGAAGCTGAATATCAAGGGAAAGTGATAGCTAATCAGGCATTAAACTTCAATCGTTTTAACCAGATAGCAGAAAACGCAAGCCGATTAAATTCTCTGGTCGACATCGGTCACGAGAAGACAGTCATCAAATACCGTGAGGTTCTGCTCCGTGAAAAGAACTGTGATTTCCCTGTTCCTGTTGATATTGCTGTCGGGTTGCTCAACTACGCGAACCGTTTACGCGCCAGCGCATTGCACGCCGATTCCGGGGACATTGACTCAGCCGGTGATCGTGCCACTACCACCAGAACGTTGACATATTGCCAGGTTGTTCTGTGGATTAACCCATTGTTGGCAGCCATCGAGAAGGCGAATAACCAGTTGGCTGGTGTCCGACAAATAGAACAATCCCGGTAATAGCATTACAGAAGCTCTTCCTGGAGGGGCTTCGATAATGACCTGATAACTGGAAAATAAAATGACTAAGGAGCTGAAAGCAAAACACGAGGTGTTTTGTCGGGAGTTTCTTGTCGATCTTAATGCTACACAAGCAGCTATTCGCGCAGGCTACGCCTCCAGGCGAGCACATGTTACGGGGGCTGAACTATACGGTAAACCTGAGATACGTGCCCGCATCAACGAGCTAAAGCAGGAGCGTATTGATCAACTGGGCATTGATGCGAATTATGTGCTGATGCGACTGGTTGAGATCGACAGGCTCGATGTGGCTGACATCCTGGAGGACGATTTAAGTATTAAGCCTCTGTCTGCGTGGCCGGAATCGTGGCGTCGGTACCTGAGTGGATTTAACCTCGCTGAAATGTTTGAAGGGCGAGGAGATGACAGAGAAATGGTCGGGATCCTTAAAAAGATTAAGTGGCCTGATAAGGTAAAAAACCTTGAGTTGCTTGGGCGTCATGTTTCTGTTCAGGCGTTTAAAGACAACGTCAAAAATGAAGTGACTGGCGCTGATGGAGGACCCGTCAGAACAGAAATTACCAACTTAACGCCGGAGCAGGCTGCAGAGGCGTATAGAAAAATGATGGGCTAAGTATGCCGTTACCATTCCCCTTCGATTTTAAACATCCTGATTACCAGATGGTTTTTGAATGGCGGATGGAACGCCTACAGCGCATTCGCCAGAATCCTGAAATATTGCCCGTATTGAAGCAGTTTTACCGAACCAATCCGGCTCAGTTCATCATCGACTGGGGCATGACAACGGACCCGCGTAATATTGATTATGGCCTGCCGGTGACCATTCCGTTTTTACTCTTCCCTAAGCAGGAGGAGTGGATCCACTGGATTATGGAACGCTGGGGCAATAGGGAGAAT